CTCCGCGCCCATGTGTGTCTCCGATCGGGCCGGATATCCCGATATCGGCGCATATCTTTATCGGTCGGCTTATATCGGAGGCGATAATGCCACGTCGGAATAGTCCTTATGGTGGTAAATATCCCGCCCAGCGCCGGGCGCTATTAGGGCAGCGCTGCCATATCTGCGGATATCTCGGCGCTGATAGTGCCGACCATATCCCGTCGCTTTATGAGCATCGGCATATCAATGGCTCGGGTTGCTGTGTGCTGCGGCCGGCGCACCTGCGCTGCAACCTGCGCCGCGGTGGCTGGCGGGCGGCGACCAAGGTGCGCGACCTGCGCCGGCGGTCGCGGTGATCGCTGACCTGCTCGAGCCGCGCATCGGTACGCGCCGGCACCGCAAGACGCTGACGCTCGGCCCGGTCGTCGCCGAGGTCGCCGACCAGCTCGGCATGCCGTTCTTCGCTTGGCAGCGTCACCGCGCCGACGTGTCCTACGAGCTCGAGCCCTGCCCGGCCGGGGTGCGCCTCGCCGCGGGTACGGCGCTGACGATCGCCGGGCGCCAGACCGGCAAGACCGCGGCGGTGACGGCCGACGTGGCGTTCCGCTGCCTGGCCCCCGAGCTGCCTGCGGTGGCCGCTGCGGTGGGGCATCCGGTCGGTGCGCAGCATGTCGCGTTCACCGCCCAGGACCGCATCGGGGCCCTCGGGCGGTGGTATGAGCACGTCGAGATGATCATGGGCTCGCCGCTCGGCGAACGGGTGGCCAAGGTGGTGCGTAAGAACGGCGAGGAGTGCGTGCACTGGTGCAACGGGTCCAAGTACCGGGTCGTGACGCCGTCCAAGACCGGCGCCCGTGGCCTGTCGCTCGACGTGGTCGTGATCGACGAGGCGTTGGCGCATGAGCCGTGGCTGCTCGACGCGATCGCGCCGACGATGGCGCAGCGCGACGGGGCCACGGCGTCGTTCGGGGCGCAGCTGGTGATCGTGTCGAACGCCGGTGACGAGACCGCCGAGCTACTCAACGCCCAACGCGAGATCGGCCGGCGCGCCGTCGCCGAGGATGACCGCCACCGCGTCCACCTCGAGTGGTCGTGCGCCGATGACGCCGACCCGCTCGACCCGGCCGTGTGGGCGCAGACGATCCCGACGCTCGACCGCCCCGACGGCCTGTCTAGCGCGTTCCTGGCCCGTCAGGCCGAGACGATGGGCACCGACGCGTTCGCCCGCGAGTACCTGTGTCGCACGGTGTGGTCGCAGAACCGGCGGGTGATCGCCCCCGATGCGTGGGCCGACCTGCCGCACATCGTCCTGCACCCGTCGCCGCAGGCCGTCCTGGCCGTCGAGGTGGCCCCCGACCGGTCGTCCGCGGTGGTCGTGGCCGCGTGCAAGGTCGGTGAGCACGTCGGCGTCGAGCTCGTCGACCAGCACCCGGGCGTGGACTGGATAGTCGAGCGTGTCGCCGAGCTCACGGCCCGGACACGCTGCCGGGTGGTCCTCGACCGGTACGGGCCTGCGTCACCGATCGGTGCGGTGCTCGAGCAGGCCGGCGTCAAGATCGTTCCGCTGGCGTCGCACGATGTGGCCGACGCGGCGGCCGCGCTGGTCGACGCGGTGACCGCCCGACGTGTCGGCCATGTCGGCGACATCCGTTTCCAGGACGCCATCTCGGTGCTCGGGCGGCGCCAGCGCGGTGACCGGTGGGTGTTCGACCGCCACGGCGGGGACATCTCGGCGATCGTCGCCGCGTCGCTGGCGTTCTGGCTGGCCGACACGAAACCGACCCGTATACCGGCCATCCATTGACCGGTTTCGTACAGTGGTGGTAATGGGCAAGTCGAAGACCGAGACGCGTTCGTTCGACGAGACGCCCAACAGCAACCCGCCCGGCGTCCCACCGGCGACCGTCGGTCAACCGGACTACACGCCCGGTGACCCGCACGGGCTGGAGTTCATCGAGGCCGACGGGCCGCCACCGCGGGGACCGACGGTGTTCTCTGCGTCGCCGTGGTCGGGATGGCCGGCCGAGTGGAACACCCCGATCCTCGGCCAGTACAACAACCTCGTCGACACGGCCTGGGCGTGCCTGGACCGCAACTCGGCGATCATCTCGACGATGCCGCCGTACGCCACCCGGGCCCGCGCCCCGATCGATCCGCCGGCGTGGCTGTCGAACCCGGACCCGGACCTGTACACGTCGTGGAACGAGTTCGCCAAGCAGCTGTGGTGGGACTTCCAGATGGGCGAGGCGTTCATCGTCTGCACTGCCCGTTACGCCGACGGGTGGCCGGCACGGTTCCATGTCGTCGAGCCGTGGCTGGTCGACGTCGAGATGGGCGGCGACGGCCGCCGCCAGTACCGCATCGGCTCGGTCGACCCGGGCGACGACCTGCTCCACATCCGCTACAAGTCGACGACGAGCTCGGCCCGCGGTGTCGGCCCGCTCGACGCCGGCCGCAGCCGGATGGTCGCCGCTGGACTGTTGCAGCGCTACGCCAACCGCGTCGTCGAGTCCGGCGGTGTCCCGTACTACGTGCTCAAACACGACGAGGAACTGACCGCCGAACAGGTCGCCAACCTGCAGGGCCAGTGGTGGCAGTCGCGGGTCAACAACCTCGGCCTGCCCGCGGTGCTGTCCGGTGGCGTCGAGCTCGAGGCGTTGCAGTTCAACCCGACGGACATGATGCTGCTCGAGCTGTCGCAGTACACCGAGGCGCGCATCGCCGTGCTCCTCGGCGTCCCCCCGTTCCTCGTCGGCCTCCCGTCGGGCGGCGACTCGTTGACCTACTCGACGACCGAGACGCTGTTCGACTACCACTGGCGCGCCGGGCTGCGCCCGCTGGTCGAACCGGTCGCCGCCGCCCTGTCCAGCTGGGCGCTGCCCGGCGGGCGGAACATCGAGTTGAACCGCGACGAGTACGTGCGCCCCGGCCCGTACGAACGTGCACAGACGTACGAAATCCTGATCCGCATCGGGGTGCTCACCGCGCAGGACGTGCAGCAGATCGAGCGGTTCGCCCTCGAAGGGCACGCATTCACACCGGCAGGAGCGATCTCATGAACGACCACGGCCCGATCGAGCTGCGGTCCGCCGCCATCGCGAACGTCGCCTACCCGGACAGGACCATCGACCTCGTCGCCGTCCCCTACGACGAGTGGACCGTCGTCGACTACCAAGGCCGGCTGATCGAAGAGTCCGTCGACCCGACCGCATTCGGGATGGTCCAGAACCGCGCCCGACGGTTCCTGGTCAACATGGAACATGACGCCGACCGCGTCGTCGGCAACGTCCGCGACCTGCGCTCTGCCAAGGGTCTGTTGGCCACGATCAAAATTCGCCGCACACCCGAAGGTGACCAGGCGCTTGACGACGCCGCCGACGGAATGCTCGGCGCCTCGATCGGCATGGCCGTCGGCACCACCGGCCAGACATGGGAGACCCGGTCGCGCCGGCGGATCACCAAAGCGTTCCTCGACCACATCGCGCTCACTTTCACCCCCGCGTACGCCGGCGCCGAGGTCCTCGAGGTCCGCACCGAACCGACCGTGCAGCACACCGAACCGGTCAGCGCCACACCGAACCTCGACCGCATCCTGGCCGAGCGCCGCGGAGCGTTGTATATTCCGGTCTGACGTAGACGACGACTACCACCCGACATGCCGGCAGTGCCGAGGCGGGTGAAGCGGGCCGCCGACCTACACGAACCGTCCACTTCGTGTGTAGGAGGCCCCCGCGATGGGTGCATCAGATGCCATGCTCGCCCGTTTGCAAGGCGAGCTCGATGAGCGCTGCCAGTTCCAAGAGGGTCTGATCGAGGCGGCACAAACCGCCGGCCGCGATCTCAACTCGAACGAGATGGAGCTCTACAACCGGGCTGCGTCGCGCATCGCCGAACTCGAAGCACAACTCGACCCGCTGCGCGAAGGCGCCCGCATCGCCCAGCAGTCACGGCAGAAGTCGGCCGAGATTCAGCAGCAGTACGCCAAGGCCCGCGGCGGCCCGGCCACGGTCGAATACCGCAGCGCGGGTGCCTACGTGGCTGACATGTACTACGCCCAACTCGGTGACGACCAGGCCCGCCAGCGCATGGACGTGTTCAACCGCGTTGCCGCTCACCAGACCACCGCGGACAACCCGGGCCTGCTGCCCGAAACGATCGTCTCGCCGCTCGTCAACTTCATCAGCGTCGCCCGCCCGCTCGTCAACACCATCGGTACAACCGATCTCGGATCAGGCGCCTGGTCCTACGCCCGGGTGACGCAGCACACCAGCGTCGCCAAGCAGGCCGGTGAGAAAACGGAACTGGCGTCGCGCAAGATGACCGTCACCAAGACGCCGCTGGGTGCCGACACGTTCGGCGGCTACGTCAACGTGTCCAAGCAGGACATCAACCGGTCGTCGCCGGCGATCCTGGACATGATCATCAACGACCTCGCCGAGCAGTACGCGATCGCCACCGAGCTCGAGACCGGCACGGTGCTGACCGGCGCGGCGACCGCCGGCCCGACGATCCCGACCGGCCCGGCAACGCCCGCGGTGGTCGCCTCGGCGATCTGGACCGCGGCCGGTTCCGTGTTCGCCGCCACCAAGGGGCAGGGCACGACCGTCGTCGCTGTCGCCCCGGACATGCTCGGCCTGATCGGGCCGATCTTCCCGCCGGTCAACCCGACCAACGGCTACTCGTCCGGGTTCTCCCTGCCGATGGGCCAGGGCGAGCAGGGTTCGATCGCCGGCCTGTCGATCGTCATGTCCGCCGGCCTCGCCGCCGGCACGATCCTGGTGTTCTCGACCGCCGCCGCGAAGACGTTCGAGTACCGCTACGGCAACCTGCAGGTCGTCGAGCCGTCGGTGTGGGGAGTGCAGGTCGGCTACGCCGGCGACTTCGACGCCGTCGTCATCGAGCCGACCGGCATTGTCAAGGTGACCAAGACCCCATGAGCGGCACGCAGTACGACGACCCGAACAGGGAGTCACTCGGCCTGCCGCCGATCTGGTCCGAGACGGGCGACAACGTGACCGACCCGCCGCCGATCGAAGGCCGCAAGACCAAGGCCAAGGACGACGAACCCGAGCCGAAGCCCGAGCCGAAGGCCGAGCAGCACAAGGACACGGCCAAGAAGTGACCGACGTCGCCCCGCCCGCGCTGAACGCCTGGGACGTCCAGGCGATCACCGACGCGGCGATGGCCGTGCTGCGCCTCGACCCAGCCGACACCGACGCCAGCCGGGTCGCCGACGCAGCACTCGAGGCGACCCTGCGGCTCGACTTGGAGCTCGACGCGGTCGACCCGATCGACACGGCCGGCGACCCGCTGTACGAGGGCCCGGCCGTCTCGCTCGCCGTTGCCTTGTACCGCGACAAGGACGCGGCGACGGGGATCAACGCGTCGCTCACCCCAGACCGCTTCGAGCCCGTCGGCGGCGACCCGACGGCCCGGGTCCGCAAGTCGATCGTCAAGCTCAAAGTTCGGTTCGGTTGTGGCTGACGCCTCGCGCATCTCCGAGGCCCGCACAGGGCTCTACGAGGCCCTCACAGCGGCGATCGCGGCGACCTGGCGTGTCCACCGCACCCCGCCCGTCAACCCCGCTGCGCCGTGCGTGTGGATCGGCCCCTACGTGCAGAACATGAACGGTCCGAGCATCACCATCTCGTTCCCCGTCGTGGCGATCTACGACGGCGCCGACCACCGCCAGGTCGACGCACTCGACGACCTCGGCGCCAAGCTGTCCGACGCCATCTGGCGGGCCAAGGGCCGGCCCATCCGGTCGTTCTCCTCGAGCATCGACGTCGGCGGCCCGTCGCTGCGCGCCGTCGAGTACCAAGCCGACTTCACCGTGCAGGGCGTCACCCTGTGCACCCCGCTCCTCCAGGAGGCAGTCTGATGTCCGAGCCGTCCATCCTCCGCATCCCCGTCGGCGAGGTCGGCGGCTTCGGTCTCGCCCTCGTCGACCGCGCTGCGCTCGGCTACGACGACGCCTGGCAAGCGCCGATGGGCGCCGTGCTGCCGACCGTCGCGCAAGACGACTACAACGCCGGTTCGACGACGTGGACGTGTCAGCTCAGCGCCTGTTCGCTAACGGCCAGCCCGAATGTGACAACAACTGACCGCGTTGGCACGATGTGCCTCCCGCCGGGCAATACGACCACGGTTGGCGAGGACACGTTCGCCCTCGAGATCGGTGGATTTCAGGACCACAAGGAAGCCCAGGGCCTCGCTGCCTTCTTGTATGCCAACAGGACCAAGGAGGCCTTCTTCTACTTTTCGGCCGACGGCCCAGACGGCGCCCCGCGGGCGATCGGCCGATGCCGGCTGACCACGATGATCTTCGGTGGCGACGCCTGGACCGACCTGACGTTCACCGGTCTGAGCCTGCCGATCATGCGAGCTCCCGACATCGAGTTCGGCTCTGGGGCGACGACGACCATCGTCCTCGGTGCCGGCGCTCCCGTGGTGCCGTGACCGATGGCCAGCGTTCGTATCTGATCAACCTGCTGCGAGTCGGCAGGGCGACCCTGTACGCCCTCGACCGCGCCATCCGCTACGAGTCCCGACCGCGGCGACTCGGTGCGCTGGCCGCCGAACGCGACGCGGTACGCGCCGACGTGACCCGCCTCGAGACGGTGCTGGGGGTGTGAGATGGCCGACGACCTCAACGACATGGTCCGCAAACTCGACGACCTCGCCCGTTCGCTGGAGGACCCCAAGGTCAACCGCGCCGTAGCGGACCTCGGCCGCCGTGACATCCTCGCCGAGCTCGACGCCGACCTGCCCGGCCGCCGGTTCCGGCGGTGGGGTGTGACGATGGACGTGCGCGTCGACGGCGCCAGCCCGGCACGGATCAGCGGTACCCCGGTGGCACCGTGGAAGGTGCTCGACGTCGGCCGTTCACCCGGCAGCAACGGCAACGTGTCGTGGGGCGCCACCCGCGGCAAGGGCACATGGAAGGACGGGTCCGAGAAGGTCGCCGACGAGTCACCGAAGCGGGTCGACGACGAGGTCCGCACCATCCTCCACAGGATCTACTGACATGGCTTTCCGCGAGGTCGTCGAAATCTTCATCGACACCAAGGTCGACAGCGCCAAGTCGGCGTTCGCCAGCCTGAAGCAGTCGATCGGTGAGGCCGAGGGGGCGTCCGGCAAGTTCAAGGCCGCGGCGTCGGGCATCGGCGACGCCATCGGCGGGGTGCTCTCGTCGCCGGCCGGTCTCGCCGCGGCGGGAACGGCGATCGTCGGGTTCGCCACCAAGTCGGTGATCGCGTTCCAGGACCTCGGTGTCGCCGTCGGCAAGTTCTCCGCTTCGACCGGCACCACCAGCGAGGAAGCGTCGCGGCTCGTCGAGGTGTTCGGCGACATCGGCGTCGCCCCGGAGACCGCGGCGGCGTCGATCGCCCGGATGTCCAAGACGCTGGACACCAACTCCGAATCACTCGCCAAGTACGGCATCGAGGCCGTCAAGGCCGCCGACGGCACGACCGACGTCAATGAGACGTTCATCGCCGCGGTCGACGCGATCTCCAAGATCAAGGACCCGACCAAGCAGGCCGCCGCGGCGCAGGCCACGTTCGGCAAGTCGTGGCAGGAGATGTCCGAAATCGTCACCGGCGGCGCCCCGGCGCTACGCAAGTCGCTCGACTCGGTGTCCGACGCCAAGGTCCTCAGCGATGATGACGTGTCGACGGCCTACGACCTGCGCGACGCCCTGGATGACCTCAAGGGCGTCGGCGAGGACCTGGCGATCACCCTCGGCAAGAACCTCGCCCCAGCCATCGCCGACGTCGTCAAGGGGATCACCCCACTCCTCGCAGGACTCGGGAAGCTGCAGAACGTCAAGATCGACGGCACCTCGATCCTGACGGCCGGTGCCATCACGATCTTCAAGGACGCCGTCTCTACGACCGCCGAGCTGAAGGGCAGCATCGACGAGACAGCCGGGGCGATCAAGAAATCCGGCGCAGCGTCGGACGAGGCGACGCCGTCGATCGACGACTACGCCAAGGCCCAAAAGGAGCTCGAGAAGAAGACGCAGGACGCCGTCAAGGCCCTGCAGGACGAGGCCAAGCAGCTCGCCGAGCAGTCCGCAACGTTCACCACCGCGGCCGACGACCAGATCGCCTACAACGAGTCGCTCGAAAAGTTCAACGAGTTGAACAAGGACAACAAGGCGACGACCGACGAGGTGCGCGACGCGGCGATCGCCTCGGCCAAGGCGCACCAGCAGCTGTACGTGTCGATGACCGAGGCGTCGGGGGCGACGGCGACCGCGACGGGCAAGATCGACGCGCAGAACAGCGCTCTGCTGGCCACCGCGTCAACCGCCAAGGGCGAAGCGAAGAACGCGATCATCGACTACATCGTCGCCGTCAACGGCATCCCTCCGGAGAAGGCGACGGCGATCCGGGCGGCGATCGCTGCCGGCGATCTGGACGAGGCCAAGCGACTCCTCGACGAGGCCTCGGCGTCGCGTGACGCGGCGATCGTCGCCGACGCCAAGACCGCCCAGGCCGACAAGGACCTCGACGCCCTCGCCAACAAGCGGCGCGTCGCCGAGATCGAGGCGTTCGTCAAGCAGTCCGGTTCGGGGTGGTATCTGCTCGGCCAGCAGACCACCAGCCGCAGTGCGCCGACGGTCAACAACACGTTCAACGTGACGGTGCCGCGCATCCCCAACGCCCGCGAGCTGGCCCGGGTCAACGCACAGTGGGCGCGAGTCAATGGCAGGCGTTGACCGATGGCACCAAGCCCGATCTTCGACCAGGGGCCGTACGACGCGGCGAGCTACGACGCGGCGAACCCGGCCACATGGCCGCAGTTCCAGCCGCCCGCCGTCGCCTACCAGCCGGGGATGTGGTGGACGGCGACGAGCTCGGGGGCGGTCGACGGTGAGCACGCCGACGTCGGCGACTACATCTTCGTGCACTACCTGGCGCGCACCTACGGCCAGTTCAACTACGGCGACGGCACCTACGGCGACAACCCGCACGGCAACTGGCCGATCGAGTCGGTCGGGTTCACCGTGTGGGATTCGACCGTCCCACCGCGGCTGCAGCCACCGTTCCCGTATGCCGGCTGCGCATTCGACGACGAGCGGTTCCCCGGCTGGCGCATCGTCGTCGACTCACTGTTCAACTACACGCTCTCACGCACCTACGGGCAGCTCACCTACGGCGAGGGTGTCTACGGCGACATCGGCGCCGCCGCCACGCCGGGGTGGGCCGACATCACCCGACCGGTGTTCCAGGTCGACGTCAACGTCGGTACCGACAACGGCGCCCCGGCGGTCGACGTGACCACGATCGCCGTCGAGATGTGGGACGACACCGGCGCATGGTTCGACATCGCCGAGCCCGCCTACTACTTCCAGCCGTTCGTCGGCGACCCGATCCGCGTCGGGTTCCTCGACCCGGCGCTCGAGTACCACCCGATCTGCGTCGGGATCATCGAGACGATCCGCGACGAGCACGACACGCTGCCGCGCTATGTGTCGGTCGAGGCGTTCGGCAACGACATGGACCTGGCCAACGATCACCTGTACTGGCAGCGTCCGGCCGAGCCTGCCTCGACCCGGTTCGCTGCGCTGATGGTCGCCGGCGGGTGGCGGTTCGGCAACGGGGCGCTCGTGTTCCCGGGCGACGCCCCACTGCACGCCGACCTGCAACCGATCGACATTGTCACCCGCACCGAGATCGACCGGACGGTGATGTCGGCCGGCTGGTTCTTCGACACCACCGCATGGGGCGAACCGCGCCTGCGCGAGTGGCCGCACACCCCGACCGGGACGTCGCTCGAGGTCGTCGACTGCCGCCACGAGACCACCCCGCCCGAGGCGCTGCAGTCGCACAGGATCGCGTTCGGGGCTGACATGTCGCAACTGCTCAACGTCGTGTCGCTGTCCAACCAGGACGACCCGCAACTGATCATCACCGCCACAGAGGAGCAGTCGATCGCCCGGTTCGGGCGCCGCTCCAAGGCGATGGGGTTCCCGATGTCCGGGCTGGCGTTCGCCGACTCGGCCGACGCCGCGGCGCTCGCCGTGCGCTACGCGAACCGGTGGGCGTACGTCGTGCGCCAGGTGTCGTCGTTCGACGCCGACACCGATCTCGAGGCCGGGTGGCTCGCCGAGCTCGTCGACCTTGACACCGGGCGAGCCGTCACCGTGACCCGCAACGAAATCCGCCCACTCGTGATGGACGCCGTCATCGTCGGCTACGAGCACCGCATCACCCCCAAGCGGATCGAGTCGTCGATCGAACTCGCCACCGTGACGACGAGCCAATGAGGACGCCATGACCACCGTCACCATCGACACCATCCCGCAACCCGCTGGCACGCCGGGCCCTGCTGGTCCTGCTGGCGCAACCGGGCCGCAAGGACCGCCAGGCGCAACCGGAGCGCAAGGTGCTACCGGCCCACAAGGCGTCAAAGGTGACACCGGGGCGACAGGCGCCGCCTCGACCGTGCCAGGGCCGACCGGCCCCGCAGGCGCGACCGGCGCAACAGGCCCCCAAGGACCAGCCGGCCCCACAGGCCCCACCGGCGCGACCGGCCCGCAAGGCCCCAAGGGCGACGCCGCGACCGGGCAAGTCAACTACGGCGGCGGCATCGTGAACACGAGTGAGATGGAGATCTGATCATGGCTTGGCCCCCGCCGGTACTGCCGGTCAACCGCACGAACGCGACGCCGCAGCTCGACACGCACGCCGCGGACCACAACGCACATGCCCTGGCGATCAACGACATCGTCGCCCGGTTGAGCCCCCCCGTACGGATCGCCGGCGGCAACGCCTACCAGCCGTCGACGCCGCTCGTGTCCGGGTCGACGATCATGGCAACAACCCCACCGGTCGTCGCGTACGACACAAGCATTTGGATCAGCGCGTCCGGGTGGGTCGGTTCCGACGCCGGGGCCGTCGACGGGATGACGTTGCGTGTGGTCGGCGGCACGCCGCGGATCTCGCCGAACGCCCCCTCGGCACCGGCGAACCGTTCGGGGACCGCGACCGTCCACCATGTGTTCGCCGTGCCCGCCAGCACGTCGGCAGCGTTCTCGTTCTCCGTTTCGTGGATCGGTTCGACCGGTGGGACGACATTCGTTCAAGCCGACATGATCTGGCACCAATTCCGACTCTGAAAGCAGGAACCGACATGAGTTTCAACACCATCGCCCAATGTGCGATCGACCCGGTGTTCGGGCGGCGGACGTCCGCCGCCTACGCATCGGAGGGCGTCGTCGAAGCCGACCGGGCCTGGCAGGCGATGCATTGGGCGATCGCCGCCGACCCGTCCGTCGCCGCCCCGTACGAGTCGGCCGTCCTGTCGGAGAACCCGGACCCGGGCGGCGACGAATCCGTCGTCACCGACGGCATGCTCACCGCCGCCGTCCAAGCCCACCCGTTCACCGAAACGTGAGCAACTTCGGCGACGTCGACCGGGAGGACGCCTACGACGCGTCCGACCCGATCCCGACGCGGCTGTTCATCATCGGCGAGATCATCGTCGCGCTCGAGCGCGAGCCCGACCCGGACCGCCGCCAGCTGCGCCGCGACGGGGTGGTGCGCCTGTTGAACGCCCTGACCGGCGAGGTTGCTACCGGTGGGCAGTAGGTACCTGA